TTCGCACCGTTGGTAACAGTATCCGCTGGGTTCTCCGGAGGGGCACTGACTGAGGTTGCCGATCTGGCCAGGCAGATAGATGAAGCCGGCGGCAGTGCTGATGAGTTGGTCAGCCAGCTGAGCGCCCTGCGTGATGATCCGCTACGTGCCATGGAGCAGTTGACGCAGCAGGGCGTGGTGTTAAATGAAACCATCATCCAGCAGATTTCCGCGCTGGAGCGCCGGGGGGAAAAGGTCGCTGCCGGTGATCTGGCGCAAAAGGAGGCTGCTGAGGCGGCCAAGCGCAATCTGGAAGAGCAGAAGCGCCTGACAGATGAACAGACTGAGTCGCTGAAGCAGCTGGCGTTGGGCTGGCGCGGCGCCAACGTTGCGATGGGGGAGTTTGGCCTGTTATCTGCGCAGATACCGCAGATTAAGGCCGCCTCATCCTCCGCGGCCGATGATAAGGCCAAAGCCGAAGAACGAACCCGTAAACTCAAGGATGAGCAGCAGCAGGCGTTAGAAACGCTGCGCACGGAAAGTCAGATCGCGGCTGTGATGAAAGCGGGCGCCGATAAGAAAGTCGAGGCTATCAAACTCACCGATGCAATCAACGCCCGCTATAAAGCGGGCAGGATGACGGCTGACGAGTATGCACAGGCGCTGAAAGGCGTCGATAAGATGTATAGCGAACGCCAGAAGAAGGCAACGGGAGCTTATAAGGATGATGAGGCCACTCGCCGCCTGGCGGAGTTAAAGCAGCAGGAGGTGGTGCTGCGCCAGCAGAATACGACGACTGAAGATCTGACCGCCGCTGAGAAAAAGCTGTTGGCCTTTAATCAGGAAATGGCAGAGATAAAAAGCAAGCGGATACTGACAGCCAGTCAGAAGAGCTTGCTGAATGCCGAGGCCCAACTACGCGCCCAGCTGCAGATCAACGTCAGCCTGGAGAAAGCTTCGCAGCAGCATCAGATTGCGTTGAAAGCCCAGGAGCAGATGCGCGATGTGGCCGAGTCTACCCGCCAGTTACAGCAGGAGCATAACAATAAAATTGCGCAGATGAGCATGACCCCAGCTACCTATGATCAGATGGTTGAGATCCAGCGCATTCAGGATGATTTTCGTAAACAGCGCGAGCAGCTCGACAAAGAGTCTGTTGATAAAACATCATCCTATTATAAAAAATGGGTTGAGTATTTAATTGCCCAGGAACAAGAGCAAATAGCCATAGTTCAGGCTAGTAACGATAAAAAAGTTACGATTGAAGCTAATGGTTATGAGGGGATGAAAAAAGGGCTACAGGACTGGCAAGAGGCTGCAGGTAACTCCTTTAGCCTGGCGCAGGATGCGGCGATGAATACCATGAACTCGATGGGGGACGCGGTAGCGAATTTTGTTGTGAAGGGTAAGGGCGATTTCCGCTCCTTTGCAACCTCGGTATTGTCTGATATTGCCGCTATGATGGCAAAAATGGCCGTATTTAATTTGGTTAAAGCCGGAACCAGTCTCATGGGGTGGTCCAGTGGTGGCTATACCGGTGATGGCGGAAAGCATGACGTCGCAGGCGTCGTTCACCGAGGAGAATGGGTTGTCCCTCAAGAGGTGGTAAAGCAGCCGGGTATGCTGGGCTTTCTCAATCAACTGACTTATGGAAAGGGTTATGCTGATGGGGGATTGGTTGGCGGAAGATCGCCATCGACGCCATCACCCTCTGCGTCAGTGGCAACGCCAAAGGCGCCGATTACGCTGAACATTTCGGTTCCCATATCAGTGCATCAAGACAAAGGTGATGTCGATAATACGCAGCAGCCGGCTTTCACGAAGGAGGTTAAACAGTGGGTGATCGGCACGGTAGAGGCTAAGTTGCAAGATGCAATGCGTGATGGCGGCGATCTGGATCAGTTCGTCCGGCGTCGGTCTTAGCGTTTTCGCCTGGATTGTGCCAGTATTCGGGCACAACACAGATAGGAGGCGTTATGAGAAAATTAATATTGTTAGCCCTATGTGGTGTGTCGGCGTTTGTTTCGACATCTGTCATTGCGAGGGAGTTGGCGCAATCAGAAAAGCAAGTGATTATGGGTATTGTCAATGCGCAACTAAAAGATCCTGACAGTGCAAAATATACTTGGCAGGATTATAAAGGCGGTGGACTATATTGCGCTTGGGTTAATTCAAAAAATTCATATGGTGGATATGTAGGGAAAACCCTTATAGCGCTTGAGGTCAGAAAAAATAGCCGTGGCGTTATTGACTGGGCGCAGGGAGGAATCACAGCAGGTTCTATTTCTCATGCAATGTGTGCAGACGAGGGATATGAGTCTTAGCAAATAAATGCAAACTATATACCCGCCATTCGGCGGGTTTTTACTATTGAGATAAATAAATATGGATACTTTTCACTGGTCGCCACGGCCAGCTATGGGGGCGTCCATTAAGCCCAGCGTTACTGTGGTTAAATTTGGCGATGGCTATGAGCAGCGGCGGCCAGCTGGCATTAACCACATCCTAGAGAGTTATTCCCCGGTATTCCGCGTTAGCCATGACGAGTTTCGGGAGATCGAAGCGTTCTTCCGGCGTCAAGGCGCTGTAAAGGCGTTCTTGTGGCGCTCTCCGCAGAGACACGTCCTGATCCGTGTGGTCTGTCGTGAATGGTCTGAGCAGGTCTATAACAACTATGTGGACGTGTCCTGCAAGTTCGATCAGGTGGCGGCATAAGGAGGCTGTATGCAAGATATCCCTCAAGGCACACTGAGACAGCTGGGGGAGTTTACGCAAAATCCCCACCTCGATTTGTGGGAGATCGATCTCACCCCATTTGGCGGTACACGCTTCTTTTTCCACGATGGGGTTAATGAGCGCGGAAAGGCTATTATCTGGCAGGGGCGTAAATATGAACCATACCCTGCCGGTGGCGATGGATTTGAGTTTAATGGCAAGGGGCCCGGTAACCGCCCAACGATGAAGTTATCCAATCTGTTTGGCCTGATTACTGGGCTAGCAGAGGATTATGATGGCTTGGTTGGCGCTAGAGTAGTGCGGAGACAGGTCTATGCCTGCTTTTTGGATGGGGAGAACTTTGAGCGTGGGAATCCTACGGCAGATCCCACCGAGGAGGTTGTATCTCGCTATGAGGTTCAGCAGCTGTCGGAGCTAACCTGTGAGTGGGCTATATTCACGCTCTCTATTCCGACAGAGACTGATGGCGCTCAGTTCCCTGGCAGGACCATGTTGGCGGACATTTGCTCCTGGGTATATCGCTCTGATGAGTGTGGTTACCGGGGGGCGGCTGTGGCCGATGAGTTTGATAAAACAACTAGCGACCCGCTCAAAGACAAGTGTGGGAAGTGCCGTAAATCGTGTGAGCTGCGTAATAACATGGGCCGCTTTGGTGGCTTCTTGTCCATCAGTAAGTTATCGTAATAACTGTGATTTTTGCTATGTATGGGCTTGACTAAGTGGTAGTAATGATCAGCATGATGTTGACCTGATATCACTAATGGTATTAAATGTACTTAACATAGCCAAAGCCATACATAGTTTTCAGTTGCAGCGTCGCTGTAACTTTGCGCAGCAATACAGAGGGTATCATCATGAGTCACGCATTGAAAAAGGCCGCTCGCTTGAGCATTCAGCCTCGTGACAAGTCTCAGCTGGCTCATCCACGTGCGGCGATCGACGAAAAATGCTTGCATGCAGATCAAGTTAAGAACGCTTTTGATTTTGCATTCACCCGATATGCATCAGCAATGCAAGACCTTTCAAAGGTTTAATACTGCATGGCAGATATAGTTGATGCGGTAAACTACTTATCCGTTGACGATCTGATTTACCTCAACCGAAGGCTCATCGAGGCACAAACGCCAGATGAGCCTATCGGGGTTCTAAATTTATCCAATCTGTCATCTTCCCAAGCTCGCCCAAGCATGGTCAAGTACTATAAGCAAACAGATGATATGTTTGTTTTAGCTGCCTCATTAATTGAAAGTTTGATTCAAAATCATCCGTTCGCGAACGCAAACAAGCGAACAGCCATGATGGCGGGGGCTGTATTTTTGCTATTGAATGGCTATGAACTTACCGCCCCAGGAGACGAGATCGTCGAAATAGCGGTTGGTTTGGCTTGCAAGGATTATGATGTGGATGACTTGGAGAATTGGTTGTGCCAGTGGTCAAGAGCATATGATGCAAGGGGGCTCTGTCATGTGCACCAGTTGGAAATATCTGCTGTGATTAGCCTGATAGCGATGAGTGGAGAGTCATAAGCCTTACCATCAATTCTATTGATTGAGTAAACACTTCTTATTAAGCTCGACTATATGTCGGGCTTTTTGCATTGGGAGCCATATGTTTGATGATGATCTCGTTGCGTATGCCAGCCAATGTACGCCAGCTGAAGCGTGCGGTTATGTGGTACGCACACAACAAGGTGATATTTTTCTACCCGTTAAAAATAGCTCGATCGAACCTACGCAGTATTTCCGCATGGCTCCTGAGGACTTTTTTGCAGCGCAGTCTAAAGGTGATGTTGTCGCCCTTGTGCACAGCCACCCGGAGGGGCCTCCATTTCTGAGCTCCGCAGATCGGTTGATCCAAGTGCAAAGTGCCTTGCCTTGGTGGTTGATCTGTGATGGTTCGGTCCAGAGATTCCGCTGCGTTCCGCCGTTGCTAGGGCGTAAGTTTACGCATGGGGTGATGGACTGTTACACCTTATTCCAAGACGCCTATCACCTGGTTGGGATCGCTATGCCCGACTTTAGCCGGGAGGATGACTGGTGGCGGCATGGTCAAAATCTCTATTTAGAAAATATGGTGGCCACCGGGTTTAGGCAAGTCAAAGGTGTGCCGCAGCCAGGCGATATCATGCTGTTCTGTTATGGATGCTCGGTCGCCAACCATGCCGCCATTTACTGTGGTGGGCAGACTATCCTTCATCACCTTCCTAACCAACTCAGCAAGCGAGAGGAGCTAACCGGATCATGGCAACGACGCATGCACAGCCTATGGCGACATACGGCATGGCAACCTTCCTCTTTCATGGGGATCTACAACGATTTGGTCGCAGAATTCAATTACAGGTCATGACGGCGGCAGAGGGGCTCCACGCCTTGTTAGTGCAGATTAGTGGCTTGCGTCAGCATTTACGCGAAGGATGGTATCAGGTACGCATTGCGGGTCATGATGTGGCGTCAGACAAAGTAATGCAGCGTTTGCATGAACCACTTCCCCCCGGGGCGATTGTGCATATCGTTCCGCGTATGGAGGGTGCGGCGAAAGGCGGTATCTTCCAGTTCATTGCTGGTGCCGTGCTCACTACTGTTGGTTTATTGACATCTTGGACAGGGATTAGCTCTGCCCTTACAGCGGCGGGTATCGGGATGATGTTGGGGGGTGTTGCTCAAATGCTGACGCCAACACCTCGGACGCCTGCGTCGTCACAGGGCGATAACGGAAAGGGGAATAGCTATTTCTCCAACCTGGATAACGCCGTTTCACAGGGAAATGTCATGCCAATTCCCTATGGCGAGATCCTTACCGGGTCGCGGGTTATATCGCAGTCCGTCAGTATATGGGATGGCAACGGTGATACTGATGTCGATCTCGGTAAAGCTGGGCAGACGTTATAATTTTCGCGCTATTCAATAAGCCACCTTCGGGTGGCTTTTCTGTTTCTGGAGCATAGCCATGGGAAAAGGTGGGGGCGAGCAGCATACGCCTTATGAACAACCCGATAGCCTGAAATCAAAGCAGAAGGTTTCAATTATCGATGCGATCGGTGAGGGGCCAATCGAGGGGCCGGTTAATGGCCTGCAGAGTGTCCTGTTGAAAATGACGCCAGCTGTGGACAGTAACGGCAACAGTAATGTGAATGGTATGAGCCTGCAGTGGGTAGCTGGTGAGAACGAGCAGCCGGCACTGAAAGGGTTTGAAGGGTCGGGAACGGAGGTGCCGGTAAACGCTGAAATTAAAAACGGCGCATCGTTGACCCGCACCATTACCTCTACAAACATTGACCGCCTGCGCTTTACGTTTGGTGTGCAGTCCTTAGTGCAGGTTAAGGACAACGGCGACCGTGTTGGAACGTCAGTTGATTTGCAGATCCAGATTATGCGGGATAAGGCGTGGGTGACAGAGCGAAATATTACGATCTCAGGGAAAACAACATCGCAGTATCTGAATGCGTTGGTGATCGACGATCTCCCGCCGCGTCCGTTTGATATCAGAATGGTGAGAAATACACCTAACAGCAGCAGCGACACACTACAAAACAAAACGCTGTGGGCCAGCTACACCGAGATCATTGATGTACAGCAGCAGTATCCCAATACGGCAGTTGTCGGGTTGACATTTGACAGTGAGCAGTACGGTAGTGAGATCCCAAGTCGTAACTATCACATCCGTGGGCGCATTGTGCAAATTCCTGCGAATTATAACCCGCTGACCAGGGAATATAGTGGTATATGGGATGGCTCATTCAAACCCGGATGGACAGATAATCCCGCTTGGTGCCTATACGATGTGCTGACTCATCCCCGCTATGGCCTTGGTAAAAAAATTGGCTCAGTTATCGTGGATAAATGGGCTCTTTACGCAATAGGGCAATATGCTGATGCCATGGTGCCTAATGGCTATGGCGGTGAAGAGGCGCGTATGCGCTGCAATGGTTATATCACCGATCGCCGTTCTGCCTATGAGGTGATTAGTGATTTCTGCTCTATCATGCGGTGTATGCCCGTCTGGAACGGCCAGCAACTTACCTTTATTCAGGATCGCCCTGCTGATTGTGTTTGGCCCTATACCAATGCCAACGTGGTTGATGGCAAGTTCTCGTATACCTTTAGCCCTAAATCATCTAGGCATAATGCGGTACTCGTGCGTTGGATTAACCCTGACAACGGGTGGAAAGAGGATTTTGAGTATGTATCAGATGATTTATCGATCGCAGCTAATGGGTTGAATCAGATCGATGTCGACGCCTTTTGCTGTACAAGCAGAGGACAAGCGCATCGACATGGCCTGTGGATTTTAACGACGGAAAAGCTTGAGGTGCAAACCGTATCTTTCAAAGTCGGCGCTGACGGGCTCAAGCATTTACCGGGTGATGTGATCGAGGTCGCTGATAATGACTATGCCGCTAACCAGATTGGCGGGCGATTACTTCATGTTGATGTTGCGCGGCGGACTATTACTTTGGATAGGGCCGTCACTCTGCCAAACGGTAAGGTTACCGTAAACACTATTGGTGATGATGGCCGTCCTGTTCGCCTGGATGTTGAAGGGCATCCGGCCCCTGATACGCTGTTGTTAAAGCGTATCCCCGTCGGGCTGAAAGAGTTGGGCGTGTGGTCATTGCTGTTGCCGTCCCTGCGTCAGCGTTTATATCGTTGCATATCTATCAAGGATAATCGAGACGGCACTTATAGCGTTGTGGCCATTCAACATGTCCCAGAGAAAGAGGAAATTGTTGATAATGGCGCCAGCTTTGACCCCAAACCAGGCTCTGATAGTTCATCTATTCCTCCAGCCGTAGAGCATCTCACTGTAGAGGTAACCCCGGACGATGGTCAATATCAGGCCATTGCGCGGTGGGATACGCCAAGGGTGGTTAGCGGTGTGCAGTTTGAACTAAAACTGAACCGTTCTGATCGTGTTGTTGGAACGCAGACAACCTCCGACATGGAGTATCATTTTTCATCACTTCCTCTCGGTAAATATGATTTGTCTGTTCGAGCAATTAATCAGTTCGGTCAGAAAGGTGATCCATCATCTGTGGAATTCAATATCTCTGCACCGGAGGCGCCAGCATTTATTGAGTTAACGCCAGGCTATTTTCAGATAACGGTTAATCCGCGTCTTAGTTATTACCAGAAAGATACGCAGTTCGAATTTTGGTTTTCTGAAAATCGAATTGTTGATGTGCGACAGATTGAATCACAAGCATCGCGGTTGGGGATCGCGAGCTATTGGGTAAAAGATCAGCTGTTGAAGTTGGGGACTGATTATTACTTTTACGTCCGCAGTGTTAATCAGGTTGGAAAGTCTGCTTTCGTTGAGGCTGTTGGTCAGGTAAATAGCGATGCTGATGGCGTCCTCGACATTCTGAAAGATAAAATTACCGCCAGTCAGATGACGCAGGATTTTCTGAAAGGCATTGATAATAATCTGGTGCGTGATGAGTTTAATAAAGCACTGGATGATTCAGAGGCTAAAGTTGATCAGGCATTGACAGTTCTGGAGTCTGCTGTTGGTGACTCTAAGGCTCAATTGCAGGCGTTGTCTCAGACTGTTGCGACGGAGGATGCAGCGTTATCCCAGAAGATAGATAATGTTAATGCTCAGGTAGGAGACAACGCTTCTGCTGTCCAGGTGATTTCCAAGGCGCAGGCAGATCTTAAGGGCGATGTGTCTGCCATGTGGTCAATGCAGGTTCAGACCACACAAGACGGTAAAAAGGTTATTGCCGGGATTCAGGCTACGGCTGAGGGAGGTGTTGGCCAAGTGCTGATACTTGCCGATCGTTTTGCCGTTATGAATCCCAATAATGGCAGCGAGTTGTTGCCTTTCATCATTCAGAATGGCCAGGTTATTATTGATGAGGCTTTCATGAAGTCACTTAATATTAACGATAGGTTTATTGTTACTCCAGATGGACAGCTCACCATTCGATCTCACAAAGATAGCCGCGTTGGTTTAATGATGGATAGCGATCTGATACAGATTAATGATGAATCGGGCCGGCCAGTTATAAAATTGGGAGATTTGAGGAAAACGCTGGTATGAGTGACTATGGTCTGAGAATCTTTCGTGATGATGGCTCCTTCCTAACGCTGAACAGCGAGACAACCGTATCAAAAATTTTGGGAGTATCAAGAGTTCCTGGTGATGGCTTAAATCTCGCCAAGGCGCCATTTAATACAGGGATCGTTATTCCTGATGGGTACGATTACTATTGCTGGAATAGTGCCCCCATCGCTGGTTATGACAGGTTATCGATAGGAGGGCCGTGGGGGTTTCATCGGAGATACTCGCGCCTTGATGGCGCAAGGCGAGTGCTTATTGATACAACCAATACCGCCGATTATCGTATTCCTGCCCTGTTTTATGCTGTCATTGCGTGGCCGACTAAAACGCAGCAGAAAGCCACATATGGTTTGGAGGTGTTAAATGGGTCTGCATTATTTAGGTTGACAGGTGATACATCATTTAGCACTGAGCTTTTTAGAGGAGAGGTAACCATAGATTACGGATGGGCTCCGTCCAGAATCAATCCGGCATTCAATCGATATAACTCTGTAGTGTTTTTCTATACCACTGATCCTACTGTTTGCATATCGTGTCATGAAGAGCCACAGCAAATAAATTTTTACCCGGTAGATATCAGTAATGCTGAGCCAAGGTCTGTTCGTGCGAAAGTTGTTATCTTTGGTACGGGAAATGGAGGTAGCGGACTTCAACGTGATACCTATGGCCTTGAACTATACAATAATGGCGTGCTGGCCTATAACTCAGGGTGGCGTATGCTAACACGGCCAATACTGTTAAATATGAATGGTATGGCTCAAAATAGTATGACCGGGGTTTCCGGCATTCGCAGGCCAATGTATATGCCTACAGGTGTTGGTCAGTGTGGGGTCCGCAAGCTATACCAGCGCAGCGATGGTTTTTCGATCGGCGCGGCAATGGGGCGGGTTTCTGGTGAGTTTGCTCATTCATCGCCATGGTTTGTTGGTGACTCGCCATTGATGGTACTTGACGCAGAAGATTACTTCTCCTTTTAACTTCCTCCCTTATTTCTACTATTCCACATTACCCCTTCATAAAAGGATCTGGTATGCGTGTATGCATTTTATGTCCTGCTATTTTGCTTTTCGCTGCTGGTATGGCTCAAGCGAGTTCAGGTGATTCAACAATAACGCTGAATTATATACAGCAATCGAATGGCCAGGTTGAGAAAGATTTGGCTGGGTTTAAGCAGATTACAGATCAGTTTATTGGATCTGAACACTTTGGTGCGTCCACGGCGCCATACCGTGATGCGGAAGGTGTTGCACTTTCCTATCGCTATGAGTTTACCGACTGCTGGGGCGTGATAGGGCGGCTAAGTTACACCGGATTACGCCGGGGAATGCAGATCCGGCGCGGGCATAATTATGGGCCGGGTGTCCCTGTACTTGTTGATGGGCGTAGCCGTTCCCAGCGATGGGGGATCATGGCGGGTCCATCGTATCGAGTTACCGACAATCTCAGTTTATATGGGCTGGCGGGTGCCAGCGTTGATCGGCTGAGCTGGCATATTCAGGTGGACGATGGCGCTAACGATGTGCTTGGGACGGCTTTGCACACTGCGGATCAGCAGTTAACCCGTGTATCGATGGCTTACGCCGCCGGAGTCCAGCTTAACGCCGGAGGTTATGTCCTGGACTTCTCATATACCGGTGTTGGCGGTGATGACCGCAGCCATGGCTTTTTGGTTGGGGTTGGTCTTATTTTTTAGAGTTTTGACATGACGGGTAAGTGTGGTGCGATTAAATGTTATTGGTTCGCTTTGCACTTTCTTATAAATCAATAAGATGTGTATTCATTTTGTTGTTTTCTCTCTATGGGGTGGAGAAAGCATCCACCTGTATCTATTCTTAATTAAAGAAAAGCCTAAGGATGGTTGAGATGAGATAAATGAATAAGAGAAAATATGTTTTTTTATTGTTTTTTATTTTTCCGATATGTGCTTTTGGTGCTGATGGTGCAGAGGACTCTGTTCCCGTGTTTACCACCCCGTGGTCTCGCCTTTTTTCTGGTTCAGAAGCGAGATTGTCTACAGCTATTACTTATAATGCACCATTGTCTAATCAAGACAAGTATATACCAGTAAGTTATACTGAGAGTGAGACCAAAAACATATATAACCAAAGAGTCTTTGTTAGTTTTCAGTACTCCCCATTAAGCTCTTTTTTTGCTAATTTGACGGTTAGGACACCATTGCAAAATATTAATCGTTATAGAGCTGATTTTGTTTATAGTTTTGGCTATGATGATTGGAGGCCAGGAACATTCAGCCTAGTATATAGCAATTATGGTGACAATAATAAATTCTTCCCACAAGAAGGTGATCGCAGAACAAAAATAGAGCAAGGAATGATTACTGCGGCATATAAGTTTTCGCTTCCGAACTCATGGAATAAAAATATATTGATATATCCTAGTGATAGCCTAACATGCCAAATAGGCTATTTATATGGCCCAAGATATTACTCGACACAAGAGAGTAGAATACGGAAAGGGAAGAGTGTATTGCTTGGAAGTTGCGGGTATACATTAAAACATAATTATTTTTTCAGGGTTTCGACGTTCTTTTACCCAGATAGATCTCAGCAACAACCATGGGATGCAGACTATACCTATAGCATTGGCTATGTTTCAGGTTATCAACCTGGTGATTTATCAATTTCATATAGTAACTATAGCGGAACACGGTATTTTTGGCGAGGTGATCGGAATGCTAACTTTCGAGATGGGACCATTAGTATTACTTGGGCTCTCCCATTCTGAATAAATAGTCACTAAGTAACAGGGCCACCATCGGTGGCCTTTTTTATTTATGGAGTCAATATGGCACGCATTACCGGCATCCTAAAAGATGGGATGGGGAAACCTATTACCAATTGTGAAATTGCGTTGAAAGCGCTACGAACGAGCGCAAGCGTCATTGTTCATACTGTCGCATCACAGAGCCCTGGAGAGGCAGGGCTATATGACATGGCAGCGGAGCCAGGGCAGTACCGCGTAACGCTCTGTGTGGATGGATATCCGCCGGAGTATGTCGGGGATATCCAAATTTACCACGACTCTCCTGATGGCACCCTGAACTATTTCCTAGGGCTCCCAGTGGATGGTGATTTACGCCCTGATGTGATGAAAGAGTTTGAGATAATGGTGGCCAAAGTTTCAGCCCAGTCTGCTGAGGTTGAAAAAAATAAGGATGCCGCCGCAGAGAGCGCTCGATCAGCACTGAATAGCCAGCAGTCCGCCCATAGTTCAGAGTCGGCAGCCGCGGAGAGCGCCGCTGCAGCACTGGCCAGCCAGAACGCCGCGAAAGCGTCGGAGCAATTAGCTGCTAGTGGCGCCCAGTCTGCGCAGGCCAGCCAGCAAGCGGCCAAAGCCTCGGAGTCTGCGGCAGCAGACAGCGCTGCTGCTGCGCTGGCCAGTCAGAATGCAGCTAAAGAATCAGAGCAGGCAGCCGCCAGTAGCGCCCTGGCCGCTCAGGCCAGTCAGCAGTCCGCCCATGGTTCAGAGTCGGCAGCCGCGGAGAGCGCAGCTGCAGCATTGGCCAGCCAGAATGCTGCGAAAGCGTCGGAGTTGGCCGCGACCTCCTCTGCGGAAACTGCGGCAAATGATGCAGCTGCAAAAGCGGCACAGGCAACCGAGGCTACTCTGAAGGAGGCTGTGCGTGCAGATGCAGATCGTGCCGCATCCAGCGCCACGGAAGCGCATTCCTCTACAGAGCAGGCTGCTGGATCGGCAAGTAGTGCTCATAATTCGCAAATGGCAGCTGCTCAGTCAGCGTCACAGGCGGCGGGATTGGCCGATAAAGTGAAAGCTTCAGAAGCTGCAGCGGCAGAGAGCGCATCATCTGCTGCGCAATCAGTGTCACAGGCATCAAGCTCAGCCAGTGCGGCAGCAGGTAGTGCTAGCGCCGCGAAATCCTCGGAAACAGCCGCCGCAGGGAGTGCGTTGGCGGCGGAAGGATCTGCACAGAGTGCCAAGGTAGAGGCTGATCGTATCTCTGGGGGGTTGGATACCAAGCAGGATAAATCAGAACTACTGGGCGCGATTGCTGCGTTGCAGGATGCGGCAAATAAGATCGTTGTGTTGACGGGGCCCAGCTCTGTCGAGGCTGCGGACTTGAGTACATTTGCTAAATCGCTACTGAGTAAAACTGACCAAGACAGTGCTATTGAATGCCTAGGGTTAAAAGAAACCGTAACTTTAGCGGGTAATGCATGGTCAAAAAAATATATTGGACGTCTTAACAATGGCGGAGCTTTTGCTGGATGTAACCAGGGAGGCATTTATGAGGTCTCAATAGGGACGCCATCATCTGTTGCCGACTTTCCAATGAAAAATGGAACATATATCTATGGTTATGGTGTTTTATATGTAACATCAAATAGTGGTACAATATCGCAGCTGTATATATCACACAATGGTCAGATTGCAGCGAGAATTAAGTGGGGTGATCAACCAAATTTTAAGTCGTGGGCAGTTTATGACCCTAACTCCAGTTTTGAGTATGGATGTCCGCTTATTGGATCGCTAATCCCTTGGGCACTTGAGAGAATGCCTCAAGAAATATGGCCTAATTGTGGTATGCACTTTATCCCATACATGGGCCAATCTTTTGATCCAGAGCTATTCCCAAAATTACATGATGTGTATCCTGACAACAGGCTTCCTACAGATATGCGGGGGTATACCGCAAGAGGGTGGGATAATGGTAGGGGGATCGATATAGGTCGCGCATTACTCAGCTATCAAGATGATGCAATACAAAATATAACAGGACAATTTGGATGGATGCCATTTAATGGATCGTCCCCCGTAGCATCTGGTGCTTTTTCGGTTGATAAAATTGGTGCTAATGTCTGGGGTGGCGGAACTGAAAGGCGTGATTGTGCAATTGGGTTTAATGCCTCTAATGTCGTTAGAACCGCAGAACAGACTCGGGTTAAGTCTGTAGCATGGAATTATATCACTAGGGCAAAATAATTATGTTAGATAAGAATGGTAATGCGATAAACGATATCGTCATGACTGTATATGGTTTCTCTCGTAATGATCATGAGTTTATTGGAGGTTATGATGTCAGATTATTATCAGGGACAGGAATACCAAGCGACTCCACTATTCTGACGCCGCCAAAGGAAATTTCAGGTAAAACTCGTATTTTTAACGGGAGTGCTTGGGAATATATAGATGATCACAGGGGGGATACTGTGTATTCAACGTCAACTGGTGAGTCATCGCAAGTCACGTATCTTGGTGACATAAAGCCAGGATATACCCTGATAAAGCCAAGCACACCATACGATGCGTGGGATGGTACAGCATGGGTTACCGATCTCAATGCTCAGCATGCTGCTAATGTGGAACTTGCTGAACAGAAAAAGAGCCTCCTACTGAGTGAAGCTCAAGAGAAAATTGGCTTGTGGCAGACGGAGCTGCAACTCGGCATGATTACCGATAGCGATAAAGCTGCCCTGATTACCTGGATGACCTACATCAAGGCGGTTCAGGCAGTTGATACCTCGGCGGCTCCTGATATCGCATGGCCGCCAAAGCCGGCTGGTTGAGTGATTGGGGTGGGGCATGGACGCCATAAACACGTGGGACGGTGTGAGCGCGGCGTTGGTTATGTTACAAGGCAATTCTTTGAGTTCGTAACGCGAAGGTCATGCGACATTGCCGTCTATCCAGTCAGCCCACCATTGCATCATCTCTCGCCTTTTATCCAGATATTGTGCATGGTTATAGATCCCGCGCACGGACTGTTTATCTGTGTGAGCAAGCTGGCGCTCTATCGCCTCAGAAGGCCATTCGTGCTCGTGTAGAATGGTGCTAAATTGGTGGCGGAAACCGTGACCACTCGCCAGCCCTTCATAGCCGATTTGGCGAATGACCAATAGAACGGCATTTTCACTGATCGACTTATTTTTATCATTTCTACCGGCAAATACAAACTGCGATACAGGTTCAGTGACTGGCTTTAATGCTTTGAGCAACTCAGCGACTTGGTGCGACATAGGGACAATGTGAGGCTTACGGCTCTTCATTTCCGATTCGTCGATCGTAATTAGTCCGGAAGTGAAATCGACGTTAGGCCATTTCATAGATCTGAGCTCTTTGGTTCGCAGGGCTGTATACTGCAACACCATAGTGGCAATCTTCGAAACTATACTGCCTGAATATCCAGCCAATGCCTGGTTGAATGCAGGGATCTGTTCAGCAGGAAGGAAAGGGAAATTTTTCTTCCTGTATCCCTTCATTGCATCAGCGAGATCCGGCGCTGGATTGTATTTTGCTCTCCCCGTTACTATGGCGTAACGAAACACCTCACCACAACGACGCCGGGCCTTGTTTGCTCTCTCCATGGCTCCGCGCTCTTCAATCCGCCTCACAACAGATAAAAGGGCCATAGGCTCGATTTCATCCATCTCCATCGCACCTATGAGCGGGAGAATATCAGTTTCAAACATCCGCTGTAATTCATTCGCATACCCTTCAGACCATACCTGGCGCTTGTGGGCGTACCATTCCTTATAGATCACGGAGAATGAGTTATCCTTCTCGCTTTCCTTTTTGGTCCTTACTGGATCTATACCATCGGCAATATCCTTTCTTGCCTGGTAGGCTTTGTCACGAGCTTCTTGTAAAGAAACAAGAGGATATTTACCCACGGTTAAAATTTTCTCTTTACCGCCTAGTTTGAAACGCAGTTGCCACACCTTTTTTCCAGAGGCTGGTATGTAGAGGTATAGCCCGTTGCTATCCAGTAGGCGATAGGGCTTGTCTTTTGGCTTTGCTGCTTCAATCTGTTTAACCGTGAGCAT